TAGTGCATGGTTTTACCACGCATTTTATCACGAAGAGTCTTGTAGATACCTTCAGTTAAACGCTTGAATCCTGTCTCAGCAAACCTACGTGCCATGTATTGAATACGCACTTGTGCTGCTGACATTGCTTTAGCAAGCTTCTCCTCACTGTTACCTGATACATATAGTGTATCGTTAAGACCTTGAGCAGCCTTAGACATACCTGTTGCTTGCTCTTTATGAGTCTGCAATATCTCAAGTAGAGGTACTGTACCTGTACTGATAGTGTCAGGAGCTAAAGGAGACACCGCATTCATTGGTGAACCGTTAGTAGCAATAATCTGTTTAGGCTTCATGTTCTGAAGCGCACTAAAGTCTACTACATTAGGGTCAGCTAGTTTAGGAGAATAGTTCGTGAGATATACGTTCTCAACAAAGCCACGTAGAATAGCTGTAGTAGCTAGTGTGGCTGGACGAATCATATCCGCAACTGACAAACCAAAGAACTCGTGAGGTACTTCAAAGGGACAAAGAGTCGCTAAGGGTACTGAATCACAGTCTTCCTCTAAGAGGATAGTTGAGCCAGCAATGATGAAGTGTTTCATCTCAGCCAGACCATCCCCATCCCTATCTACACGTAACCAACACTCGATAACTGTTATCTGTCTGTTAGCTTCCGACGGGAATAGCTCCCGTGAATTTCCCCCTAGCCAGTACTCTTCACCGACAAGACGCTTACGAGCAGCTTGTTCTTCTGTATACTTGGTTGCCCAATCATACGAACCATCGCCAATCGTATCCCAGTCAATGTTCTCTGCTATATCAGGGAAAAACTTTCTGATCTCAGATCGAGTCATATCAATCTGGATACCCACAAATGAAGCGTCATCTAGAGTATGTGCATCTCTAGTTATACGGAAACATTCTGGGTGTACATTCTTAATGTTAATACGGGTCTTATTCTTCTTCCTACGTAAACGGACATTCTCATAGATCGTCTTGTAGAAAGAGTTACCCTGCTCATCTGTATCTAATTCTTGTCTATACTTGAGTTCACCTAAGACTTCAATGTCTTCTTCAGATAAAACAAGGTCTAGGTTAGCCTGTTCAATCTCATCATACTCTTCAAAAGTATAGTCAAAATCTTCAATAAACTCCCACCGAATAATACTATTTTTCCAAAGAAGAGCAGATTTTACCCAAGTGTTAAGGATTTCCCATCCATTATTCTGTTTAAAGATAGCATAGTTAACTAGGTCTGAAGCTACTTTTGCCTCATGAAAGTCTTTAGGAGAGGATCCAGCTGGGATAAATCGAGCTAGTCTGTTGTTATTAAACATCAGTTCAGCTAAGATAGCTGTGTAACCTTCAATAGCTTCTACTGTGTCTGAAGAAACAATCTGAGACACACCCTGTGGAACCAAGTGGAACTGAGGCATCATACCATACTCGTAGGTAGCCTTCTGACGTTCACGCGCAAGGTCGCTACTATTCAGGAAGTCACCTACAGAGTTTGTAATACCCTGTTCAATCATTGCCAATAGTTCGTTATCACCTACTGGTTCTTTATATCTATCAGGCTGGAAGTGCGGGATAGGTTGTTTATCGCTCATTGTAAACCTTTCTTGGGTTGTACATTCAATCAATCAAAAGGTCTACAATGACCTGTTATAAGTGCTACTACTATCATCCCTGCCATGAGTAGCCAACGGATAGGACACAAGGGATATTCTTTACTTTTGTGGTTGACTACGAATAGCCAAGTTCACGTTATCCTGAAACTCTTTAACCTTTTCTTTTGGGTTAATGAGTTTACCTTGTGGTGTTGGTTTAACAAAAGAACTCATCTGTTTCTTTTCTTCTGCCGTTAATTTTAAATCTATTGCCATTGTATTCCTATATGTAGTGAAGTGTCAATTTGGCTACTAAGTATTGTAGACAGAAACCAGAAAAATTTCTAGAAGCTTTTAAGCCTACTTTTCGCATCCTTGAATGTCTGGTTAACCACTTACCACTTAACTTTGTTAGCCCAGTATGCCGCAGACAAAGGTCCTTTGGCAATATTAGACGCATGTCTTGCTTTAAAAGCTTCATTACGCTTTGACCCTTCAGGACTTCCTTGAGTACCTTGTTGTCCAAAGTGAATTGTTTTAACTTTATCTCCAACCTTAGCCACAACAACGTGACTCTTGGTTTTATGGTTAGGTGTTCGTTTAGGTTTATTAAAGCCAGATACTCCAGCCCTTACTAGTCTTGGATCTTTTTCTACAGCCATGTTGTGTTATCCTGTTGAAAGTTACCTATCTTTTGAGTGAAAGGTACGTTGTTAGTTGTTAGTTTGTCACCGTGAGTTCTTATAACCTCGAGTGCAATCGCAAGAGCAATAACTGTATCATCATTATGACCCACGATAGCGTTAGTACGACCAGCATCATCTGCCACATAGTTCATCAACTCTCCAATGACTACTCTTGAAGGTATCCATATTTCTTCTTGCTCAATAGCGTTCTTTAAGAATCCAATAACGGCTGGTTTAGAAGACGTTGTTGTTCTCCAACCTATACGGCTACCCTCTTCTTTGGATACATTAGCCATCTTAGTCTGATAGTACATATTAACGTAACCCATTTGAGTTAGTCTATTTAATGTAGCTATACCCATCGAGTTTGACTCTACAGCTAAAAGAGCATTGTTGTAATAGCGACCGAGATAAAACAAAAGATCACCAAACCTAGAAGGATCAATATGATTGTTTCTATATACGGCACATACTTCCTTATTCTTGTTTATAACAATACCAGCTGAGTGATCTTTACCCACCCCTAGACTTACGTCAGCACCTATCGCAAAGGCATCCTCAAAAGTAGGATACTTAAATATCTCTATAGAACCATTCCTCACATCCTCCATCATCTGACTCTCAAAGTTAAATTCTCTTTGAGCTAGGATGGGTTGAGGAATAAGAGCTGAAAGCTTCTCTATGTTAAATACACTAGACCCTGAAACAATAAATGCTTCTTCAGGAGTCGCAGGGTACTCTTGTTTAAACTTATCTAGACCACCCTCGGCAATCTTAAGCCTTCTCCAATACAGTTGATCATCATCCAACTTAAATCGGGTAACAAGAACTTCTTCTTCATCTGTTCTTTCAAAGCTAGGAGGAGCCTTACGCCTATACTCAGACATAAGAAACCAAGGAACAAAGATAGGGATATATTCATTAGAACCATCTACTGCTCCCTTCCAGAGTCTGTGAAAACTATTTCCTACACCGTTAGCCGTACTCTCAAGAATAACCTCGGTACCGTCTGCCTGAGAGATTCCTTGGAATAGTCCAGCAAGAATCTTCTCATCATGTAACCAAAAAGCTACCTCTGACAGATGGGCAATAGTTGGCGTAATACCCCTACCCGCCTCTGGAGAACCAGCCGTATACAGCCTGTATCCTGAGTCGTTATGCTCAAACATAATCTCTTTTGCGTTAGACTTCTTTAGCTCAGGTCTGAACTGTTCAGGCATATTCGCAATAATATTTCTTGACATCGTAAAGAGAGCGTCTGAGGTAGCACTATCATGCGCCATAACAACAGACTTATTGTACTTGTTAAAGTAACTCTTCCAGAATACCCTTGAAGCAGAGTAAGTAGATAAACCCATCTGACGGGCTTTAAGAATGATAGCTCGGACTTTACCAGTCTCTTTTAACTGAGCCTCAATAGCATCATTCACAATATGTTGGGCTTCATTGAAAACAAAAGGTTTAAACCCCTCTCGGGAGTCTTTGGGAAGAATCAAGATTTGTTCTCGAGCAAATGTCTCAAAGTCACTTGAATATTCTTTCTCTTTTTCTCTACGCTTAAGTTCTCTTAACGCTTCCAGCCTCTGTGCGTTAGTTGTTTTTGTGTCCATTTATTCTTCTTTAGATTTAGCGTTAGCTAAAGCTAACCCTTTAAAATGTTTTTCCTAATAGGAACCGACTAGTAATATTTCTATTATGTAATCTTTTGGTTAAGGTCTGAGGGGAAAGTCTAGTGGAAAAGTCTATGGGTAAGGTTTCTTTGTCTGAGTA